GGGCGATCCCGCTTAACAGTGTTGTGTTGTTTTCTGAGATAAACACAACTACAAAGTGTCTATTATGTATCCGTTACATTTTCATATGCATCAGAGGTTATTCAGCTGGGGTCTTAAGATTTATTTTCTTTAATATTTAATTTTATCTATTTTATTTAATTTCTATGTTTTTAATTAATATTAATATTAATATATATATTTATATGCCCGATCAGCTTCATCAACTTAATGCATATATAGTAACATCGAATACTAGACAGTATTATGATTTCTAATTATAGTTATTTTTATTTTATAAGTTGTTGTTGGATTGTTTATTGTTGTTGTTTATTTTTGAGTTTCAATTGCTTTAATTTATTCTCGAGCTCTTCAATGTCTTTGTAATTATGTATGTCATTCTCTTCTAAGTAATCATTTATTATGATGTTATCTTCATTATCCTCTTTTTCTCCCATTGCCTCTTTATCTTGCTGGTTCTTTTGTTGTGGTGGTTCTTTCTCTCCATCTGGTGGTTTATCTATTTTCTTTTGTTCAGCAAAGGCTGTAGCATTGTTTTTATATATTATGTGTTGTGGTTGTTGTTTGGTAATCTTATTTGTTGATATGGTTGCCGTGAATATGGTTTTACTTGCTGTGTATTTGGTATATGTTATCCTGCCTGAGCCATAATCTTGTGTTACTGTTTCAGTATATTTGCCCATAATTTGTTGGGTGTCAGTAACTATCATATATATATCTGATTGTAACAGTGTGAAGTCTATTTCAAATTCTTTGGTAAATGTAGATTCATTTTGGTAGTACTCTGGTTCATAAATTAGATATTGATTTGTATTGTCTGGGTCTTCACACATTATTGCCATTTCTTCTACAGCATATTTAGCGTAACTCACAGCTGGTACTTTGACTGTGATTTTTGGAGTTCCAGTTTGTATGCTGGTGTAGTAGATAGGTATGTTAGTTGTACGTGTTGTTACTATAGTGTTAGAATTCATGAATCCCCATACGGGTGATGATGTATCTATCTCTACTTGAGTACCATTGTAATAGGCTGCCTTTCCATTTGATCCATTTGTCTCTATGTCTATGTATGCTCCGAAAGGCACTTCACTAACTGTGCTTACATTTACAATAGTTGTGTTGACTAGTGGAGTTAATGCGGAATATAATATTAATCCAGTGTTAGTAAAGTTAGTTGTTTGTCCTACTGGATTCTTAAGTTCAAAGGTCCATGTAACGTAGAAATATCCAGGTATTATCCTTTGACCGTTTGCATTTTTGCATCCTACAGATATGGCAACGAATACAAATGGGTTGGATTCCTGATTAAATGCACCTCCTATACGATATAAATTGAATTGTAAATTTGTCTTAGGTCGTATAGTTGATGTGTGTGGTACAAAACATTGGGTGAGGAATCCACCGTTCGAAGTTCTAAGTGACTGTTGTATAGTTGAGTTATCTAGTCCTCCGTCCCATATCGTTCCTCCTATTACATTTCCTTGCTGCATAGCAGAGACTATTGGCACATATGTTACTTTAAATCGTATAGGTCGATAATTCTGATATCCTTGTGCTAATGCTGCTATACGTGTGCCTGACCAGTAAACAGGGTTTGCAGGTATTACTGTTATTAATTGGGTTGTTTGCACGGGTGCTGTGTTATCATCTGGTATTACATACATTAAATCTCGCCCTGTTACTCTTACACTATTTCCAGTTTGATTGAGTGTTTTGAATTTCTTTGTAAAGTTTGCTCTGCTTGCTAATGGCATAGTGGCTCTTCTTTTGCGTACTGCCCTTGCTGGTTGTGGTTTTAGTGCTTTGCGTACTCCTTTAGTTGGTCTTTTAGGTCGTTTAGATTTTCTAGTGTTGTTTTTAGTTGATTTAGCTTGCATTTATTTAGCCCCACAATGCTTTTTAATTCTTCTACATCTATTTCGGCATCTATTTGTGAATTTATCCATTTAAGTTCTTCTTTTGTGTTTGCTTGTGTTCTTGCTCTCTCTACTCGTTGTACATTTTCCCAGTATGATTGATGTATCATGTTGATGTACTGCTCTCTGCCTGTTGTATTCATCATTTGATATAATCGCAGGTTTATTTTATACGAATATCCCAATTCAATGCAATCAATGTGTTGTTTTGCTTCTATCTTATTGATTAATTCTTGTGCTTTTGATATTTTATAATTGAATTTCTTCAATGTCCTCTTTCTGTAGTTGATGTCATTTTTATGCTTATTATGAAGTATTATAGCTTGATTAATATGTGCTCTTGCCATAACATCAAAAACATGAATACCAGGGTAGTTAGCAATGTAGCTCTCTGCTAAATCTATATGGTACTGTATTAGTTCAACAACAGATTTTCCCTTTGTTTTAATTGCATGGGTACCTTCAAGTGGTAATTTTGATGGATCTCTTGTGAGTGTTATGTGATCAAAAGATTTGTACCATGCTCTCAATGAACAAAATTTGAATGAGTCAGGTCCACCTATGTCTAAGAATTTGCAAATTTGTCCTAGTCCACCCTGTCTATCATCAAGTATTTTATTGTCTCCTGTTGGTTTAGGTAGGAAGTATTTGTTGTAGATGGAACGTATAAATTCATCACTTACGTGTTCTCTGTATAATACTGAGAAGTCATCTCCTTTTGAAAATACAACAAAATCTTCTCCATATTTCAGCCCTGAGGCTTCGTTGGCGAATCTGTTATACATAGCCATTCTTATGGTATTTGCTAATGTGGTATCACAATCTCCTGAAAATACAGTTCCTAACACCTTGTATGTGAGATATGTGACGGGTGGTCCATACTTTCGCCTGTACTTTACATCCATAGTCTTATAGTATAAATTAGATGCAAGTTTGAAGTCCTCGCGATTGCAATGGTAGATGTTGCTTGAAACTCTATTGTATATGTATCTATCCAGTGCTTTCAATGTGACATCTTGAGAATTATCAAATGCCGATCCATCTCCTTCTACAACCTTAGTGAATCCTTGATCTATCAATTCATTTATCTCATCTTCCATTTGTGTAAGGTTTTTATTACCATAATACCCTCTTAAGTGTTTGCAACATATTTCCTCTAACTGCCATGTTACAGGACCCATTATATATTTTATTCTCTGTGGGATTGAACACACCATTCTTGGTTTACCATCTAGACGTTGAATCTCGGCCTTGACAATTGCTTCATAATGCCATGATAATATATTCTCAATTTCAAGTGGTGTGTACTTAAGATAAAATTGGGTAGGATCTGTATAATACATCATAATAGGATCAATAGCCTTTTGTTTTGTAAGTGATAGGTGGTTATACCATTGTGCTGCATCATAGTTGAAATCATCTAAATACTCACCTATTTCTTCTTCTATTCGTTTGGTTGCATATTCTAAGAATTGTTTCTGTATTTTAGGATCTGGGGTTGGTGCTGTCTTAATCTGTCTCTTGGCTGCTGCAAAAAGTGTCTGTTTAGATTTACCGTACATCATTAATGGTGGTTCCAATTCATTATCTTCCCCTAAAATTCGTTGAAATGCTGTTTTACCTTCATCAACCTCCGGTTGTATATCAGCCACTTTTATGTCATTCAATGTATCCATATATCTTCGTATTGATCTAGGCAAGGTTTGTTTATAATCTTCTATTGCTGGGTGTTTTGTGTCCATGATATGTTTAAGTTCTTTGTCCTTTATATTAATAAGTAGTCTTGGAAACCCAGCTTTATGTGTGGCTGTATATGTGTTGTCATTCTCTTGTAGATACCCCATATAAATTAGATCCTTTATGATGTTTTTATCTTCTGGTAATATAGCATATTTGGGTATTGCTTTAAGATTTGGATGTAAATTATGTTCAAATGTTTCTGTATTGTGACAAAAGCATGTATTATTAGGTGATGCGTGCTCTTCTATATTATTAGAAAAGTAGGTGAAGGCGTATTCTTTCATGCCGTTCCCTACTACATTGTGGGGCTTTAGTGAAAATTTTGTTGGGATTTGTTGTTATTTGATCCCTTGTTACTGGTTTTAAGCCCATAGTGTTTGTCTGTTATCATTTGTGTTGTAGTTGATGCTTGTACTTGTATATTTGATGATAAATTGACATTATTGATTTCATATCCTAAAAATGTTCTGTAAAACCAGTTTGATATCCTTCTAAATATTCCATATTTGACATCTGTATTTTGCTCTATTTCAAATTCATCTAGTTTCATTGAATTGATTAAATTGGTTAGATTACTTTTATATAATACTGAAATCGCTTTCTCCTCTTCTAATATATCCTGCATAATCTTTGCTATCATAGGTATAAGTTTGTCGGTTATAGATAGTTTAGGACATTGTTGTTGTGCAAAAGCTATCATCTCTTTTATAAATGATTTATCAATAGTTTCAGCTAATAAGAATTTAGATTGTATTTTGTTAACTAATTCAGTGGGTATTGCTGTATCATAAGCGACAAGATATTTAATGTCAGGTGCATCCATTCGGTAAACTGTAGTTTTATTTTCATTGTTAACAGTTTTTGTGAAGAAATATGTCCCGTCTTTCTTAATGACATAGTTTTCAGGTACAGTAATTACAGTCTGGTTGAGTTGTAATTTGCCTTTAGTGTTATCAACGTTGAATGAAGCTAATGGATTAGCACGGTAATGTATTTTGTAAAGGACGTCATTAACATATTGATCATTGTTAGGTTCTCTGCACTCACGTGTGTATTGCTCTGATACATTTATCTCCAAAATAGATCTGGCATACCGTGCTATTGTGTTAGGCCGTGCATCTGGATTATCTTGTATGTATTTGTTAACTTCACGCATGTAAGCATGAGCTTCACTGCTTAGAATATCACCAGTTAGGTAATCTGCTGGTACTGGATTTGGGAATTTTTGTATTTCAAATCTAATGTAATATGTTGCTCCACAATCAAATTTTTCTACAGGGACCATCTTCAATATGAAGTCAGGATTGGTATTTAATGGTAAAATGATATCTGATTTCATATTTGCATGAAGGTATTTCATGTAGCGTAGAGGGTGACAATATGGGTAATGATTTCCTTTCATTTTCATAACCATTGCACAGTCTTCAATCATGTATCGTGTAGTATTATGATTATAAGTATTTGGGGATATTGTCACTTCTCCTTCTATTATGTTATCAAATTGTACAAAATGTGTGTCATTATCAAGGTATTTTGGCACATGTGCTGTTCCTACTATTATTGCTCCTCTGTAATTTATTTTGTCTGCTATACGATATAAATCATCATTAGAGAGATAGTAAATAACATCGGTTAAATTTATTAATACATTGTGATCTATTTCATGGTGTTGTTGCTCTTCATCGTCATTATGTTCTGATTCCTCATCTTCTGAGTTTTCTGAATTATTTATTATTGGGTGATTCTGTCTGTCTAATATCTCCTCATTCTGTGCAGGTCTGATTAGATTATCATCTTCTCGGATTTCGAAATATTCTTGCAATGTGCCTTCAAATATGTCATGATGTGGTTGATGATTTCGCCTGGCATTAATAATGTTCTGCATTCTGGTTTGTTGCTCTATTGGTTGTGGTATAACAAATACTTGCTCTTCTCCTTCATAATGCTTAGTAAATCGTATATTCTTGGATTCTTTATCAAATACATATAACTGATTTTTAAGTTGTTTAGCTTCATTTTCAGACAAGCAGTTATTTAATGAGTCATTGAAGTTTTGTAATTTTGTTCTGCAATTTAATTGTCTCTCTTCATCATCTGCTGATAAGCTTGGTGTTAGTTGTATAGTTGGTATTCCTGACAATAATATCCTTGAGTCATTAATTCCTAATACCTTCCTGGTAAAACGAAAACCACAGAATTCATTCTCATCTTTGAAGTATTTTATTTTCTCTGTTATGTTTGCATTCTCGGCTATTGAGCGTATCCAATGGGATATATTGTGTTGATTTGTATTCTTACATGGCATAATTGGTTGAAATTTTGGCTTAAACTCTTTCATGTAATTGTTATAATCTGCATAGGACCGGAAATCTCTCCCTGTTACCTGCGTTAGTATCTCGGCAGTTTTCTTGTCTTCAGGCTGTGGGTACTTGTAGAAATCATAATATGTCTTCAATCGATTGGACAAGAACTTTGTAGTTGTGTTTATAGTCTCATCTGAGACTGTATCACTCTTGGTGCAAGCACCGCGAGTGTTAGAATTTTTAACAAAAT